TGAATGTATTGCTGGAGAAAATTTTACCTTAGACGATCCAGACTTTCCAGAATTTACCCAAGCAATTGAACATAGTATAGCCACCAAAGGTTGTTGGTGTAATAAACGTTTGGAAGAAAAAAGTACCGAGTTTAACAAAGACAAACCAAATATTTTAGAAACCTATCTTAGAATTACCTTAGGACAAAATAATGGTGAATCTCCTGGTATTCCATATGTAATGGAAATTTGGCCAAAGGGACATTTTTCTCCAGTTCATAGTCACGCCGGAGCAAATGCTGTCATTCGTGTATTAAATGGAACCATTAATATAAATCTGTATCCATTTTTATGTAACGATAAAACGGGAGTGGATCCATTTTTAAATGTTAACTTGGGTAAAGATGAAATTACATGGATATCCACCAATCTAAATCAAATCCATCAATTAAAGAATTTAGAAACTAGTAAAGATACATGTATCACAATTCAATGTTACATGTATGATCAAAATAATAATTATCATTATGATTATTTTGATTATATAGATGACGATGGAAAGAAACAACAATATGAACCAGATTCAGATATGGATTTTATAGAATTTAAAAAATTAATGAAGAGAGAATGGAGTGAATTTAAGAATACTGTAAAAACATGTAAATGGTGTTGTTTTTAAAACTAAATAAAAATTGTTTACTCACCTAGATCACGTCATAATAAAGATTGTTTACTCACCTAGATCTCGTCATAATAAAAATTGTTTACTCACCTAGATCTCGTCCTAATAAAAATTGTTTACTCACCTAGATCTCGCCCTAATTTTTATTTAATTCATTACATTAATTAAATAAAAATTGAAAAATATAGATCTAATTCTACCAATATTTCCCAGTTAATGGCATCCTACCATCAATTCGAAGCTGATCAAGCAAAACTAATGAAGAAATGTAAAAACCCAGAATGTTCAAATGAGTCCATCGTTCTTTGTGTCAGGTGCGGAACCAAGTATTGTTCGAAGACATGTCAATCAGCACATTGGTCAATTCATAAACCAAGCTGCAAGAAGGGTGATCTTACACCACCAGTCGCATACGCTCCATATTTTAACGCGTATTCAAGTGAACCCATTCTCTTGGAGACTGGAAACATGCTCTTGCGTAGAGTATATGTTATCTCTACGATGTATTCTTTTGAGGAGGCCAATGATCTTGCTTACACCTTTACGCCAGACGATGCGATGAAAGAGGCCGCAAATATATTAAGAGACTTGAATGAGAGTGCTGTTGAAAATGCCTCTCCTGAAGAGGCTGCTGATATACGTTTTCTAAATGAGATACGGAGGTCTGAGGACAATACCACCCTATTAATGGAATTTTGTTCTTGGGGTGCCGACAGGCATGACAGGATCATTGGTTTGATCATAAACGGAGCAGATTGGAAGATTGCCAACGATTCTGGATCAACAGCAGCAGATTATTGTGCTGATCCGAACATGAAGAAATTTCTACGAATGCTTGGTTAATAATAAATATATATTTTATATGTATATTATTAAATATTTACAAAACGTTCTTAATCTTAGGTATATTAATTAATTGATTTATAATGTAAGTACTATCATTTAATTTTTCAGGATTACCATCAATAATATTAACTTTACCAATTGGATAATCTAATTCAAAATCATATACTACTCCACTATCAGGATAATACCAATAATTTCTTTTATTTTCAATAATAATATTATTAACTCTTTCAACTGCTTCTATTTTAATCACTTTTATTCTCTTAATTTCTGAATTAGTAGAATTTAAACCATTGTTTATTTTAACGTCATATTCAATATCATCCTTAAATGCGGGTCCAACATATTGATTAAATAAAGATTTTTCATTAAATTGAAAACAATTATAACTTTCTTCTAGCATGTTGTGTGATTTAAATAAAACACAATCAACAGCAGTTTCTTTAATTGATCTCAAAAATGAATCAATTAAAGTTTGTTTTCCCTTTGCGGTCTGCTCCACGTTTTCATCGGTTGTTTTCATTTCATTTTCTCGTATAGCTTTATACCGATAAATATCAACCTTACGATCTTCCATCGGTAAATTCTTGTGAGAACATTGGCGGATACCTCTACCAATAACTTGTTCTATTCTAACCTCATTCCAATATGGATCCAATACATGAATTTGACGAACGTTCATTAATGAAATACCTTCAGCTCCAGCAGGCGCCAATAATAAATATTTAATTAATTTTCCCTCTTTATTTTCAGGCAAATTATATATATTCTTATTTTTTGTTCGAACTTCCATTTCAATATCACCGTGGAATTCAGTGTAACGTTTATAATCTTCACTTAAACCTTCTTTACCATATTCAGAAACACCAATATATTTTAAATATATTTTAAATACTTGTAAACCTTCCATTTTTACGTAATTAGAGAAAATTATTACCGGACCTTTTGATTTTAAAGAATAAAATAATGCCGCTACAAATTTTGTCGAACATTTATGTAATGCTATAAATAGCTTTGATTTATTTTTATAGTTTTTGAAAAATTCAGTATATTTATATTTATATTCTTTTTTAAATACTTCAATATCATCTAAGATTGTATTTTTTGCTTTAATATCTTTTTCATTTATATCGTCAAAATATTCTTCAGTTTGTACTAGGTAATCATTAATAGTTGCCAAATATAATTCAACATCTCTTACATATTCTTTATTCAGTAATTGTTCCTTTAATTTTTCAGTTCTACCCTCTAATAATCTTTCTCCATCCACTTCATTAATTCTAAATTGATTTGGTCTAGGTCTTTTTTCACCATTCACTTTATCCGATATAAATGGAAATACAAAGTTACATGCCTGGCGAGTATACGTATTATATGTCTTATTCTGAGTTCTATTCTTTAATTTAGCAGCCTCTAATTTTGCTTCTATTAATTCATACACCAAATATACTTCTTCTTGATATTTACTCATTACTAAACTCTTATAAATAATCTTTTTTTCAGCAAAATAATCACGAGTTGCTCCACCATAATAGCTTACTAATCCTAAAATTCTTCTTTGAAACATATTCTTAGTAGATGGATTTAATGTTTTAATACTACCACTAGTTATGTAAATATCATTAAATTTATTTTCATTCTTTGGAAATGTATCCGGTCTTAATAAATTAAATATTAATGCTAATTCATAAGGTGAATTTACAGCAGGAGTACCCGAAATTAATATTACTCTGGCTTGATCATTTTCTTTTTTTTCTTGAACAATATAATCATACATCACTTGGGCTCTTTTTCCTTGCTGCATAGTAATGTTATTATAAACGTTTCTTATAAAATTGTGTGCCTCATCAATAATATATAATGGTTTTTTAGAACTATCGGCTTCTTTCATAGCTTGGATAAAATCTTTATCAGCTTTAGGTGAATCATAATTAATAAATTTTATATTCTTCATACGATCATCTTTTTCATCTTTATTTAAAAAATCTTCTAATTCACTTAGCCATGTTCCCCTTAGTGATGCTTTAATTAAAATAAATACATTCCAGGCGGGTGTGTAATTAAATAAAATATTATAAACATTGATGGCGGTTGCTGTTTTACCACTACCTAATCCGTGATATAATAATACATCTCTGAATGGGGAACGATAATCCAAAAAAGAACTAATAAATTTTTGATAAGTTCTTAATTCTTTTATTTGTCCATCTTGAGCATAATTACAAGGATCTAAACCAGTGGATTTTTCAACTGGCGGTATTCTGTATTTTTTAAAATTGGCTAATATCCATATTGGAAATAATCTACCATTTATTTTTAAATCAAGTATATTGTTATCTTCTGCCATTATACTATTGTATACTATATACTAATATTATATTAAATTATATTATATTTTACATAATTTATTTCTTATAAACAAGTTTTTCTTATAAACAAGTATATAGTATAGAGTAGTATATAATGCCCGAAGTCACCGAAGTTCGTAAATATGCTGATTTTATTTATTCAAAGTTACATAATAAGAATATCCTCGATATTATAATCATGAATGGTAGATATAAAAAGCATAAACCATTTGAAAATTATAATTTTATTAAAAATAAATTACCCATCAAAGTCCTTGATGTCCAAACTAAAGGTAAATTATTATGGATTACATTTGAAAATGATATATATTTATTATCAACATTAGGATTAAGTGGTGGTTGGGCCTTTTTACAATATGGTAAGAAACAGTTTGATTTTTCTGAAGTATTGGATGACTTTGATGGTTATATTGCTGAAGAAGAATTAAAAGGTTATCTTAATAATGCTAAAAATCATTTGAATGTAGAATTTAAGACCGATAAAGGGTCATTATTCTTCTACGACACACTTTCTTTTGGTACTCTTAAAGTAATAAAAGGAATTGAAGAATTAAATAAAAAATTAAAAACAATCGGACCCGATATAATGGATGAAACAACAACATTAGAAATTTTTAATACTCAAATTAAGAAAAAAGTTAATTTGGATAAAGAAATTGGTGTTGTTTTAATGAATCAAAAAATAGTTTCTGGAGTTGGTAATTACTTGAGAGCCGATATATTATATCTCTCAAAAGTCAGTCCATTTCGTAAAGTTAATAAGATCACTGATGCTGAATTAAAAGATATTTATGATAATGCTCGTATATTAACATGGGGTGATTATGATAAACAAGAAGCAATTCGATTAAAAATAATGACTAAGACCACTAAATTACCTAAAGATTATGATCGATTGTTTTTCGTCTATATGGAAGAGAAGGATATTCTTGGTCATAAAGTAATAAAGAAGGAATTATATGAAGGGAGTCAGAAACGGTTTATATATTATGTTCCTGAGGTACAGAAATAAACTAATTTAAAGTTTACCAACTTTAACAGTTTACCAACTTAAAGTAAACCAACTTACGGTGAACCAACTTACGGTTAACCAACTTTAAAAAACCAACTTAAACAGTAAACCAACTTTAAAAGTAAACCAACTTTAAAAGTATACCAACTTTAAAAGTATACCAACTTTAATAGTATACCAACTTTAATCATTTACAATTAATTTTACAAAATCAGGATTGACTTCATGCTTATTTCCATCATTAAATTCATATTCTCTATAATTTCCAAATACTTCAGGCATCTTTCTTTTTTCGGCTAAGGCTCTAATACTTTCTCTAAAAAGTGGAGGATTATCGCAAGACTTTATACCATATAATATGTTAGTATCATTTTTATTCCATCCACATTTAATTGTAAGCGATTTTAATTTTTCATCTGATAAACGATCTAATGGCCATAAATAAGTTGAGTTTGCGGGTACGGCTAGAAAAAGTGCTGTATAAATATCACTTTTACTAACAGTGTGTAATGCCAAACCAGCTCCGAGTGATTTTCCAAGAAGATGAACATTTTTTAAAGCAAGTTGAGGACATCTTAATATTTTATCTATAGCTATTCCAAATTTATCTAACATTTGTAATTCAGTAACATTATATTTTAATCTAGATTCATAAGAATGCTGATCTTTTTCAAAATCATCTTTATTTTTTGCCTGTCGTTCTTTATCCTCCTTACTTGAATCATTTGAAGCTGGTCTAAATACTTCTTGATCATAATTTATAATATAAATTGCTCTATATTTTTTACTTAATTCAGCTATACTAGCTGGATTCATGATTATTTGGGAAGTTCCACAAAAAGATTTTAATGAAAATCCTGCCATAACAACTAAATTTGGTTTTGATTCTGATTTCATATCAATTTGATGTTCAATAACATTAAATAATCCATATTCATCTTTTAATTTACCACATACTGAGTTTATCTCATACAAATTCCATTCCCTAAAAGGTAATAAACCAATTATTTCATCCATTTGATTCTTTTCTACAGAGCATTTTTCTATAAATTTACTTTCTGCTGTTTCCATTTAATTATATATAATATAAATAAATAAAATATTTTTTTTTATAATAAACCAATTTTAATAGTATACCACCTTTAATAGTGAACCAACTTACGGTGAGCCAACTTACGGTAAACCAATCTAAAGTATACCAACTTACGGTAAACCAACTTACGGTAAACCAACTTTAAATGTATACCAACTTTAAAAGTATACCAACTTTAATAGTAAACCAACTTTAACAGTTAACCAACTTTAATAGTATACCAACTTTAAACAATTACATTCACAATCTGATCATCATTCAACAAATTAAACTTAATCAAAGCATTCATAGCCGATATCTGTTGTGCTTCCTTCTTAGTCGTCGCAACACCAGTACATAAAATCTTCCCAGTAAAATCCAAAATACCTTCTTTAAACATTTTCTTTCCAGTCTTCTTATCAATAAATTGTTCAACTTCAACATACTTGGGAGCATTCCATTTATTCTTGTGATAGAAGATCATAATTTGATTCTTAAAATTGGTGTCTTTATAAATTAGTTCAGAATAATCAGGGATAGTTTCTAAGAGAATTCTCATGAATTTATAACAGACTTCAAAACCCTGGTCTTTATATAATGCTCCCATGAAAGATTCAAAAACATCCTCCAATAATTTATCACTATCACGTCCTTGTAATGCTTCCACCTGATTTGAAATAATCATGTATTTATCAATGCCTAATACTTTGGCGAATACACATAATGCCTCACGATTTTCTATCTTCATCTTTAGTCTGGATAAAAAGCCTTCATCATCAGTATCTTCATTAAAACGATCAAATAAATAATCAGCACAAATTAATTTAATAACTGTGTCGCCTAAAAACTCAAACCGCTCATTACTTGTATCTAAAAGAGGCAATGTATCTTTTTTATATAACTTGAAAGCTTCATCCAACATGTCTTTGTAGAGACCATAATATTCTCGCTTAATATATGATTTGTGAGTTAGTGCTTTACGATATAAATCGATACTTTTTACTTTGAAATGAATATCGAATTTTTTAAATAATCTTTCCACATCATCATTTTTAATCAAAATATTATTTTCATTAAAAGGAATAGAAACTGTTTCAACGTCTTCGTGTTCTTCTGCCATTATATAGATGAATAGTGTTTTAACTTTAAATTATTATTTATCAATTTTTTAATTGAGTTAAAGTTAGTAAACAAACTTAGAGAAAACTTAGAGAAAACAATTTTTTGAGTTAACAAACTTAGAGTTAACAAACTTAGAGAAAACAATTTTTATTTAAAGCTTAATCAATTAAATATATTATATTTAATGGAAGTTTATGTAATATGTTATTTAATAATTTGTCTTGGAATACCAATATTTTACCATATCGATAGATGTCGTAAATATAGAAATCAAAAAGAAATAGAAGATATACCTGAAGAGACAACCGAAGAGACAACAAATAATTTACCAGATGAGAATCCGGATGAGTCTGCTAATGATGATCCATCCAGTGAGGAATCTTCAAGTGATCAACCTCTAAATGATGAACCACTTGATCAATCTACTACAACAACTATTAATTTAGAATATAGAGGAAAAATAGATGTGCGTCGAGTATTACAATCATTAGTTAGTGAAGATAAATTTAGAGAGTCGTCGATAGATTTGGATAAGATATTAAGTGAGATATTGAGTCAACAGAAGAAGAAGGAATAAGTTTTTAAAGATGGTTAACAAAGTTAACAAAGTTGAATTTTATTTTCTCCACATAAAATATGTGTAAAACAAATATTTTATATATAGATATTTCACCAATTGAAGGCAAAGGGTTATTTTGTAAAAAAGATCTTAATATTGGTGAATGTGTTGGTTGTTTAGCAAGAGTATATGGTGATTCAAAATTTGATGATAAACCATATGGAAGATTCATAAATCATTCTGAAGAAAATAACCTGAATTTACATATTGTTAAGGATAAGAAAAATAGAGTGATATATGTATTGGGTATAGCAAATAAATATATTCCTAAAGGGAATGAATTAACGGCAAATTATACGGATAAAAATGCGCCGAAACCTAATTTTATTAGTAATGAATCGTATGAATTTAATAAGAAAATCCATCTTTAACAATTTCTTTAACAATCTTTAACAATTTCTTGAATTTTTTTTACCCAATATTTAATAGTTAAAATATCCTGATTTGGTTCATTATATTTATAATTAACCAAATTATTTTCAACCATATTAATCATCTCCAAAGCATTTGAATAAATCATATTTTCTCCAAATATAGATTTGTATTGTATATTAGATACTGGTATTGCTTTTAGACCAATACATTCATAATGCCTATATGAATCATCTCTATCTCCTGGTGTAGAAATTACAAATTCTGCTTGAGATATTTTTTGTAAATATGATTTATAATCTAATGATGGACCTGAATTCTTGCCAAAAATTTCATGTTGTCTTCTGATGTGATTATATGGTAAATGACCGTGAACACTTGCTCTTGGATTAAAAATTAGAATTTCTTTAACCTTTTTACCCTTTACATAATTCATATAATCATTCACACTATTTTGATTTATTCCATATGGAAATCCCATATATTTTTCATTATTTGTGTAAATTGGATTTTGTGAAACCCATAATAAAATATTTTCATCTTTAAGAATATTATCAGTTCGATCTGATCTATGTAATTGTGGTAGATGATATTGAGATGTGATTAAGATAATTTTTTTATTATTTAATTTAATTAAAGGCAATATTTGATCATAAAAATAATTAAATCTATCAACAGATACTTGTATTATATCACCGTTTAAGATACATGAATAATTATTATTTTTTAAAAGATCATTTGCTGTTATCTTTAGATCGTAATCAATATATTTACCAGATCCTTTATTAATTTCATCTGATATAAAATGATCACATATTAGGTATGGTGTAATCGGTGTAACTATATAATTAATATAATTATCTATTTCCAAATCTATTAGTTCTTCAAACATAATATAAATAATTAAATATTCTTTAAATATTATCAGAACTATCATCAGTAGTATAATCTATGCTATCTTGATTTCGTTTTAAATTTTGATTTGGAATTCCATAGTCAGTAGATTCTGATGATTCACTTGATTCAGATTGCTTACTAGATTCATCGGATGAATCATTTACAATATAAATAGTATAATGATTACTATTTTGAATACGATTACCAGTAGTATTATCAAATATATAATTAGGTACTTTATGATCATGATCAGTCTTTGGATTATAACGATATAATGCTTGTTTACCTTGATCTCGCTTACGAGTCATATCAAGAAAATGTTGTCTTCTACTATCAATTGCTTTACCTAAACAATTAATTTGAAACTCTCTAAAAATGGTATCATCCATTACAGTTTTATTATGCTTTTTTAAATATTCATTACGACTATTAACGATTGCTCCAATAATATTATTAACATTATCGGTAGGAATATTCATGTTATTATTATAATAATATTTTATAAGATGATGTAATAAGACTTGTTGAAAACTAGCAATATTACCAGAATCATATTTACGATAAGGAATACACCTATCATAATTTTTAAAAACAGTTAATACAACTTTATTATTAAATAAAAATTCTAGATGTGAATCCCAGAATTGAAAATATGGATAGTATTCACGAAAAGTAACCTTATATTTTTTACTTAGTTCTTTATAAAAATCATTTACATCTTTCTTATAATCTGTAGATATTACCTCATATGGTAATATCTTTTTATCCTTATTGATAGTATAAAATTGAATTGTATAGGAACCAACATGAATTATTGAATTAGATTTATTTAATAATGATGAAATTTCTTTTAATATATTTTCTTCACTCATTCCAAGTTCATCATACTTAATTGGTTCAATACCAACATCTAATGGATAATTATTTATAAGTTTCATACCACGTGGTACTGCTTTTTCTAATCGTCTAAAACTCATTAATGGATCAGTATACATCCGTAAATAATCAATAAACATATATTTTGGATGTATTACTTTGAGCCCATTAATTTCCATATATGGTAATTTACTGAAGATATTTGGCGGTACATATGTTATATCACCTAATTCGTCAAAATTAACAAAAAACTTATAAGTTTCACCATGTTGTGCTTGTTGTCCTTGTACATATTTATATTTTTTACCTAACATGTCACATAATTCTTTAAGATCTTTGAGTGGTTCTGGAGAATAAAATTCAATATCTGGTTTATCAAATTCACCATAAATAGCTTGCTTTTTATCTTTCGCAATTACTAATTTATTTAAAGCAGTTCCACCATATAATATTCTACCTTTTGATTTAATAAATTGTTCAACAATTTTTATGACCGATCTAAATTCATAAATTGTTGGTTCATATTTTGTTTTAACAATCATATCAGCTTCATTTTGTAATATATCAATATTGTCACCAATTACATCAATATCATGTTGTGTATATAATATTATTTTTTTGCTCATAATATTAATATATAAATTAATTATATAAAATTAAATAAATAATTTAATATAAAATGAACAAGAATAGTTCAACAAATAGTTTGCAAAGCTTAAATTTAAAAATAAAACGTCCCATTATAAATGATAAAAATATATATAGACCAATATCATTGTCAGAATCATATGTATCACATATTGAATATGATGGATTATTATTAGAGTCACCGTCTAGGTATAATAATTTAAATGAATTATTAATTGAAAATGAAAATATAAACCAACTCGGAAATATAGACCAACTCGGGTCTGTTAACCAACTCGGAAATGTTAACCAACTCGAAAATGTAAACCAACTAGGGTCTGTTAACCAACTCGAAAATGTAAACCAACTAGGGTATGTAAACCAACTTGAACTAGAACCTGAGCAACAATTAGAAGACTCCAACATAAGATTCATCCCACACCATGATATATCAGAAACCATTATAAATAAATTGATGTTGTTTTTTTTTCATTTATTACTAATATCACTATTTGAATTAATATTTTTTTTTGGTTTTGTTGTTAAATATGAAAATATTGCGATTGTTCAATTAATAACTCAAATAACAGATACATCCATTAATTCATGTAATTTATTAAATCCAGAAGATAAATCTATAGTAAATTATTTTTTAAATAATCTATTAAATTCTAGTCAATTATTAATTAATGCTGACATATCATCAGATTCTCGATCAATCTTTAATAAAAATTTATTAGCATTAGGAATTACATATTTCATTATTCTGTTATCGATTAATCTTTTTTTATATTTATTAAATTATTTTTATTTGAAAAAAAAAATAAATTATAAAGGAATTATGATTGATAATTGTATTATGATTATCTTTTTGGGTCTTTATGAATATCTTTTTTTCTCTTTTATTGTATTTAAGTATCAGACAGCAACGAGCGATGAATTGATATATGATGTTTATGGGATTGTTAATGGAACTTGTTAAAGATACTTGTTAAAGCTACTTGTTAAAGCTAATTGTTGAAGCTACTTGTTGAAGCTACTTGTTGAAGCTACTTGTTAAAGCTACTTGTTAAAGCTACTTGATGAAGCTACTTGTTAAAGCTACTTGTTAAAGCTACTTGTTGAAGTTAACCAGTAAACCAGTAAACCAGTCCCCTTAAAACTTACAACTAGCCCCACACAAATAACAATCAAACCAAGTAGTAGCCCCTTCATCCGCCGATCGATTCTGCATCATACGTAAAACACCTTTATTTCCCTTACATTTTCTACACTGATACAAATCGGTATAAGCAAGATTGGTCTTCTTATCTTCCATATAATTAAATTTCTTAATGATGGATTCCCAATTACTAGGATTTAATTGTTGTGGAGTAAAATCTAAAACAGCATCAATATCATTCGTTAATTGTTCCAATAGATATGGACCATAATTAACAATTATATCATTAATTTTTGAT